CACTAACTATTTTCTTATATATATATATTTATTTTAATAAAAGTGAAAATAATAATAAGATATAGTGGTTATCGGTGTTTTGCTAAGACTAAAACTAAGACAAGTCCGTATATGTGACAAATACGACGTTTTAAGCCTAATTTTAATCAGATATTTTTTGAAATTTCAACTTTCTGAAAAAATATCCTCTAAAACGAACAAAAACGGCTCAAATTTTAATTTTATTTGCAAAGTGGTATATTTATACCAACATACTAAAAAAAATGTCTAAAAACAGCCTTTAAATAACTTTAAAACAATTTGTTTTATTTATGATAATTTTAAGCCAAGAAAATACAGATATCAACTGTAAAATTGACAAAAATTTAATCGAAATCTTATCCAAGTACAAATGGAAAATTAACAATCAGGGTTACCCGGTAGCTTGGATTGAAAACAGACAAATTTTACTATCCAGGTTTATTCTTCAACTTAAAAATATTTCTATTCCTGATGCATATGTTGTAACTTACAAAAACAAAAATAAATTGGATTGTAGATTATCTAACCTGGTTATAGTCAAAAAAAATCAGCAGAAGAAAAAAACTATTTTTATAAAATAATTATTTATATTTGTGCATTGACTTTTTTGACATATAGAATTTTGGGTTTTCCCCTGTTACCAGGCAGGGGTTTTTAAAAAAAAAATTATGGGTAGACCTAAGAAATTTGAAACAGTAGAAGAACTACAGTCACTAATAGATGAATATTTTACCTGGTGCGATGGTAGAATAGAAACAACACTTACCAAAGATGGTGAACTGGTGGATAGACCTAACCCAAGACCTTACACAGTTGAGGGTTTAGCTGTTTATCTTGACATGGACAGACATACACTTCAAGATTATGAAAAACTGCCAACACATTCACTATTTCACGCCACAATAAAAAAAGCAAAGGCAAGAGTGCTTCAAAATCTGCAAGAAAGAGCCTTGGATGGAAAAAATAATGCAGCTGTTACCATCTTCAATCTGAAAAATAATTTTATGTTCAGAGAGAAAGATTATGATGATCATGGCAACAATGATATCAATGTAAAAATAAATTATACAGATTAATTTTCATGTTTTTTAGAGTTTTTAATAGTAAAGAAAGTGGGGCAGCATGAATAGTGCTGCTTTTTAATTATGGCAAGAAATGTTGAATTGAATTTATTCAGGCCACATCCAGGTCAGCAACGGATTATAAAGAATCACAAACGATTTAACTGTATTGTGTGTGCAAGGAGATTTGGTAAAACTGAAATGATTACATCTGTTGGTAATGCTCTTATATTTCCTGCTGTATTCGAGGGTAAATACATTGGTATATTTGTGGATGATTTCAAAGATTTTGCATTGTCATGGCAGCGTATAATTGAAACTTATAGACTTGCATCCGAGAATGGGATGATTAGCCATAAAGATGAAACATCTAAGATAATTAAGTTTGTTACAGGTGGTATTCTTGAAGTATGGTCCATTGGTGATGAGGGTAGAAAAGAAAAGGGTAGAGGCCGTAAATATCACAGAGTTATATATGAAGAAACGCAAAAGATTCCATCACATATCCTGGAATACCATTGGAAAACTGTAGCAAGACCAACACTAACAGATTACAAAGGGGAAGCTTTTTTTATTGGCACTGCTGCAGGTAAGGATAACTACTGGTACCAGTTATGTCAGAATGGTTCCAGGAATGGTAATTGTGAGTTTAACTACTACAAAGAGAATGATTTGCCACAATCTGAAAACACTTCTGAAAACTGGATGACATTCAGGATGGTTACAACAGACAATCCAAAAATAGATCCTGCAGAAGTTGAAGATGCTTCCAGGGATTTAGATAGCTTAACATTTGAGCAGGAATACATGTCAGTCTTTGTTGACTATTCCGGTGAAGCATGGGTATATGTGCTTAAAGATAAGGACCTGCAGAATAAAGTATTTGTAAAATCTAAACCTATTAACTGGAATACAGAGCAGTTGTATATTAGTTTTGACTTCAACAAAATACCAATGACTGCAGCTGTAATGAAAAAAGTTACACTAAGTCAGACTGATACAGCATTGACAAAATATAAGTATGGTGTTCACATAGTCAAAGAATTTAAGATAGGTAGTGAAGAACGTGGTGAAGCCAGTATTTATGATACTTGCTTTGCTATCAGAGAATGGGTATATCAGGAGACAGGTAAAAAGATAGGTCTATGGGGTGACAAAATGTACCCATGTAACGTTCCATTTGTTATTACTGGTGATGCTTCCGGTAACAGATCTGATGGGAGACAGAAAGTACCTGTAACTTATTATGAAATAATTGCAGAGGAACTACAGATTCCAAAGGATAAGTTTTATATTCCAAAAGCTAATCCGTTTCACGCTGAAAGTTATGTGCAGGTAAATACACTAATCAGCAAGTGTCCTGAATTTAAAATCTATGAAGATAAATGTCCTAACTTGCGTATGGATGTACTTAGGATTAAATCTAATAACAGCAGGCAGATCATAAAGGGTAAAGGTGAAGAAAGACAAGCGGACTTACTGGATAATCTAAGATATTTAATAAATAGTTTTTGTCATGACATTAAAATAAATTAACAATGTGGTTTAAAAAACAAAGCAGATCAGAAAAGAACGAAAAGAATTTTAAGAAGTGGTTAAATGCCTACATACCTAAAAGCACTAATCAGAAAATAGAACTGGTCAGAGTTTTTACGGACCGTAATGATAACAACTGGTACATCTTAAAGAATGCAGGTCAGCTAACAAAAGAAAGGTCACAGCGTATTGAAGAAAGCATGTTAGCAATCGAATACGGTGTAAGTAAAACAGAAATCATGGACAAGATGAATGAGGTCCTGACAAACGTAAAAGATTTACCCTGGATGAATGCCACCAAGGATAAGCTAAGACAGTTTGTAGAATCATCTCAAAATACTATCAATGATTTGTTATTCAGAATGAAAAACATTACCCTGGATGATATGCTGATTCAGGCAGGATTGTATTTCTTCTACATAGACAATGAGAATCCGTACATAATAAATGAAGAAACACAACAGAGAAAACTGGATGCTATTGGTCAGGATGATGAACTGCGTGCTTTTTTTTTGAACAGTATGGAACAAATATTGAGAGGTTTGAGCGATACAAAAAGTTGAATTTTACTAAGTTAAATCAGGTTGCACAGAATAAAAACAAAAAAAAATCAGAATATTATCAAAGGGCTTTATTAAATTTACGGGAAAAGCATAGAGAGAATGATTACATAATATCCAAAGGTGATATGAATACTATGCAAACGGTTAAGTATTGGTGTTTAATTGAATACTATTCTGCATTGGAACAAATCATAAAAGATAATGAAAGAGCTATTGCAGAAGCTAATAAAATAAAGCAAGATGGCGGAAATAAAAGACGTTTATAGTTTAGAATTTGATGCTGCTTCATTTGAGGCCCAGGTAGATTCTGCAATAGCAAAGATTGATGAGTTAAATGCTTCTCTTGAAGATGGTGCTGATGTTAGTGAGGTATTAACTAAGGCACAGGAAGAACTATCCAATGTTTTACAGACAGAAGCTAAGACTACACAACAGCTGACACAGAAACGTGATGTCCTGGTTAAGACTGAAAAGAATCTTAATAAGGAATCTGCTACTGGTGTTGCTGTAAATAAACAACTTAATACTACAAATCAGCAATTAGCTGTAAGTACAGGTCAGGTTGCTTCTCAACAGAAGAATCTTGGTGGACAGTTATTACAAGGAGCCAGGAACATAAACAGCATGAAACGTGCTGTTGGTTTGTTGCGTGGTGCGTTTAATCTGTTAGGTGGCTTAAATCCGTTTGGATTAATTGCTACTGCTCTCCCATCTATAATTGGTTATTTTACCAGTTTTTTTGGTACTGTAGATGATGGTGCAGCTAACATGGAAAAGTTATCTGACAGTAATACTACTTATAGTGAAAAATTATCTATTGCTTCTGAAGAATTAAATAAACTTCAAGCTATAGAAAATAAGCGTGGTAAACTTACAGATGAAGAAAAGAAGAAAAGAGAAGATTTGGTTAAGATATACAAACAGACTGCAGATCAGATTGTAAAGGAAGAAGAAGATAGGGTAAAAAGACAAATAGAACTTGAAGATAGTATCAGGACTACCAGGATAAAACTTCTTGGAGATACTACACAAGCTGTTGTTGAATCATATCAATTGGAAACTGATAAAATAAAAAGAGAAGCAGGTAAAAGAGCAAATGAGTTATTTGATGAACAAAATAAATTATTTAAAGAATTAGCTGCAGCAGAAGCAGCTTATAATGCGAGTAGTTCAATAGAAAATATTAGAAGATTAGATTCAGTAAAAAAACAATTAGATATAAATTTTCAATCACAATTAGCAATTACACAAGATCAGAATCTTAAATTGCAATTAGCTGAACAGGATAAGAATAAAAAGATAAATGAAATAAATCAGAGAGCAATAAAAGAAAGAGAGCAACGTGAAAAAGATGCACAACAGAAAAGACTTGATGCAATAAATGAAGAAATAGATCAGCAAAAGAAAAGACAAGAATTATTAGTTCTTCAAACAGAAGAGGGTTCACAGGCAAGATTGATAGCTGAATTTGATGCTTTGAATGTGATTGAAGATTTATATAAAAAGTATGCAAAGGAACTTGGATTAACTGATACAGAACTTAAATTATTATTAGCTAAGAATCAGCAAGAAAGAAATAAACTTGATGAAGATTTTATTAAGAATCAGCAAGAAAAAGCTAAAGCAGTACAAGAAGTATTAGATAAAGAAAAAGCTGCATTTGAAGAAAGTAATAAGGCTTATAAGGATAGTTTAGATGCTGCTGCACAATACAGAGTAAATAATCAAGAAACTGGATTGAATGACCAGTTAATTGCATTGGAACTGGAAAGGAATGCTTTGCTTAAAGCTAACTATGGTAATGCAGAAGAACAAGCCAAGATTCAAGAAGAATTTAATAAGAAAAGATTAGATTTAGAGAATGCTGCAAATAAAGAAATAATAAAGACCAGGATTGAATTTCTTGAAAAACTTAGAGATGCTTCCGGTGATGATCCATTGGCTATATCTGCTGTGAACAAACAGATAAGTGAATTAAAATTGAAGTTTGCTGAACTGGATAAACAAGCAACTGATACAAAAGATAAAACTGTTTTATCTGCCAAAGAAATAGCTAAGTCTACATTAGATTTAGTTCAACAAGCATCTGATGCAGTATTTTCTGTTTTAACTGCACAGGCACAGGCATATATTTCTGCATTAGATAAAGCTGCAGACCGTTCACGTTCTACCCTGGATGAAATCAGACAAAATAGTGAGAACTTTAATGCAAGACAGTTAGAACTGGAGAAGAAAAGACTGGAAGAACTTGAACAGCAAAGGAGAGAAGCAGTAGAACGAG